TGGCCACACCAACCTCCCATTTGGGTCCAGCGCTGAACGCTCTTAACCATGAATCGATGCTGCCAACGCTCCTCGTCGGTCAAGAGCTTGCGGTCGATCAATGGGCGGGAGAATTCGCGTTCGTGTGCTTCTCGGGCCTTGATCAATGCGGTGATGTAGCGCTCCTCGCGCTCGGCTTTGCGGGCCTTGGCCTGCCGGCGAAGCTCGGCTCTCTCGGTCAGTGCCGCGCGCTCGGTCCGAGCCAGGCGCGCGGACTTCGGTCTGGGCGCGATCAGATCCACGCCGCGCAGACCCTCGTAGCGGTAGCGCTTGTAGATCATCGGGTAGCTGATGCCGTTCTCGATAGCGGTCGGCGCCTTGACCAGATCGCGCAGGGCAGTGCGCCGGCCGTCGAAATCGGTGTAGAGCTTGGGCTTGCTCATGCTGCCTCCCCGAGCTGCGCCAACTCCCATGCCAGCATGGCCTTGCAGCGCACGCACTGATGCGTGATTTTTTGTTCGATCTTGCATCCGGCGTACGGCACGTTGTGGGCACATGCACACGGAAGCAGAGCCAGTGCTCGGTACATGGCTTCGGCGGCAGTGCGTTCGTCGGTGGCCATCATTACGCCGCTTTCAGCATGTCTTGCTGGCCGCCGTCCTGGATAACCCAGTGCAGCGCGCAGAGTCTACCGAGCAGCGGCTCCAGGTCTGATGCCTCATCGCCAGCAACCTTCCAGGCCAGCGAGCCGGACAGCAGCGCTTGGTTATTGATCAGGCCGGACATCCTGATCGTCACGCCATCCATAAATGCCTGCGACAGGGTGATGTGGTCATCATCTTTGACGCCGCGAATTTTGCCGGTGACCTGAGCGACCAACTTCGGCAGCGCAAGCTCGATGTGACCAATCGGCGCGCCCTGCTCATCGAACAGGCACGATTGCGCCCAGCCGATCGGCTGGCCAACCAACTCGTCGATGGCCTCACGCTGGATGAGTGCGCCATCGAACTTGAGGTGCGCGACCAGAACTTCGACGTCGCCTTCACGCTTGATGCTCATGCTCTTGCTGAGTTGCGCGGTAGTCTGAATTTCAATGTACATCGCTATCTCCCGTTGATTACCGAATCCGCCCAACAGCGGTACTTTGCAAATTCTCTGTCATTCGTGGCCACGATGATTCGCTCATCGCGTGTGGCGACGTAGTGATTGCCGTGGTCGTGCCGGCGGCCCTCGATGCGGTAGTGGCCGCATGAGCTGATGGCGCTGGTGGGGCCGGTTTGGGTCCAGTCCATGTCATCGCGGGCCCCACCGATCCTCGGCGTGCGCCAGGTCGCCGAATTTCAGGTACTCACCGCGCCACGACAGCCGCTTGAATCCCACCGGACCATGGCGGTTTTTGCAGATGTTGATAATCGCAACGCCCTTGTGCTGCTCGGTTTCGTCATAGACTTCGGGGCGATACAGCGTCATCACCTGGTCGGCCTCCTGCTCGACGATGCCGGATTCAGCGATGTCGGACATGTACGGCATGCGCCCGAGACCATCGGCACCCATCGGTCTGGACTCGACTTCACGCTTGACCTGCGCCAACACTACGACCGGGATGCTCAGTTCACGGGCCAGGTTTTTGAATTGCGCGGCGACATCGCCAACTTGCAAGCGCATTTCCTTCCCGGCGCCACCGCTGATTTTTTGCAGGTAGTCCACCAGCAGTACACCGATGCCCTGGTGAAATCTCCACGCTCGGGCCTGGGAGACAACCTCGGAAATACCCGGGCCCGGGCGGTCATAGATCCAGATCGGGCGCTCCTTGGCGGCGTGCATGACGCGCGTGACCCGCGCCCACTCGTCATCGCTCAGCGCGCCGGTGCGCATGCGATGCAGGCTTGCCGGTCCATCGATGGCCATCATGCGCATGCCGATCTGCGCCCTGCCCTGCTCGCCAGAAATCACGCCGACGCCGCAATCGGCTGCCGCGGCGAGATTCAGGGCGAATGCAGTTTTTCCCATCGCTGGGCGAGCGGCCACGATGACCAGGTCGCCGGCATGCAGTCCGCCGAGCGCGTCGTCCAGGTCGCGCATCCCGGTGCGCACGCCAGGGAGCTTGCCGGCCGATAGGTTGGACAGCTCATCAAGCGCGCCCTGCATCGCGTCCAGGATGTGGACGACGTGGTTGCGGTTCGCGGCGCTGAGTTCTAGCAGGTCGCGGATTGCATCGCTCACGGCGTCATCGGCTGCGGCGTGCTGCATCAGTCGTTCACCGATCCTGGCTGCGTGGCGCGCGATCGAGGCTCGTCGAACCGCTTCCGCGTAGGCCGGAGCGTTCCCCGGCGCCAGGCAATCGCGCGTCATGCCGGCGGTGAGCGAGAGCCAATCCTTTCGGCCAGTCTCACGCTCCAGTGCCTCGGCGACCGTGAGGGCGTCCGTGACCGTGCCGCTGCCGATGAGCCGGGCGGCAACCTCGAACACCTGGCCGTGCGCGGCGTTGGCGAAATCCTTGACGCCGAGGTTCACCCGCGAAAGCTGGGAATTGTCCAGCAGGATGGCGCCGAGCAGGACGCGTTCGCCGTGGGCGATTGTGTCGGTCATGCCGGGAACTCCCGGGCTTGCGGTGCGCCGCGAGAATCATTCACTCGTGGCGAGTACCTCCACGGCTCCAAGAATGGTTTTTCAGGCCCGAGGAACGTGGCCGCCTGCTTCACGAACTCCGTTCCGCTTTTGCCGGAAGCAGCGACAAACGCCGCGTATCGTTTGGCGCCATCGATGAATTCGGTCGGGGTGTGGCCTTCAGAAATCCGCGCATGTGCTGCCCTCTGCGCTTTGCGCCATCCTTGGTCGCCAGTTCGTTCTGGGTAGGCCGATTTGAATTCCAACCACCATTCCGGTTCTGGAGGTTTTGCTTTCGCCGCTGGCGTCGGAGACGCCGAAGGAATAGATCCTTGATCCTTAGATCCAATCCTTAGATCCCCCGACGAACGTTCGCGAGGATTCGCGAGGATTCGCGAGGATTCGTCGAATTCTGGTATTTTTGACTTGGACGGCTTGTCAATCTTCTGATGAGTCAACCAGTTACAGATTTGTATGTAACTGCCATCATCGACCTGATACCTGATGATGCATCTCTCATCCTCGAGTTCGGCCAACCAACCAGAAATGAGCCCGGGCGCGTCGTCGTCGTATGGGAAAAGAAGGCTCGCGAGCATTCGCGAATTTCCGCGAAGCCTCCCCGAATCATCGGCAAGGGTCCATAGCTGAATGAATGTGAGGCGGGCGTCCCTGGAAACCCGACCCATGCTTTCGCTGTGGGGGAACTCCGGTTTGATTGACCGAATACGTGCCACGGCTATTTGCTGTCCTTGTCCGCGTGAGCGCGATCGTGGCAGCCATCACATACTGCAACCAATTCCCATAGCAGTTCATCCCGCCAATGCTCGTAACTCAGGTGATGGACTTGAGTGGCTTTTGTCTGTCTGCATCCTTCGCATAGGCCGCCAGAACGATCCAGAACCGCGGTACGCTTGGCGCGCCACTTCGGGGTCCTGAGATAGGCGTCGTGCTCTTCGAACCACTCCAAGCGCTTACTGTCGCGCTCTGCTTGCTTGGCATCGTCATATTCGTCGGCAAGCAAGTCGTCCCATTCGGGCAGACGCATGAAATTCGGTACTTTCGCTTTCGCCAGTGGGTTCGAAGCAGAGCGCCCACACGTCAAACATTGGTAGACGATCTGAATGGCTCCATTGGCAAGGTGCCGCCTGCGCAACACTGAGCCCTCGGATGACTCGCACTGCTTGCATTGGGTTGGTTTCATCTGCTTCTCCGAAAAGCCCGGCATAGACCGCAGCGGCAGGACGGGCCGGATGACCGTCTTTTCGGGAGCTACCCTAGCCGCTTGGTAAATCATCGCAATCCCCGCTCAATTTCCAATTCCCTGACCCGCTCCGGCCGCTGTTGGCGCTTGAGTTCACGCAATTCGTCCATGGCCTTCATGCGATCCTCGCGGTCGGGCGAGAACATCAGGCGTAGTGCTGCCTCGTCGATAAGATTTTGGAGGGCTGCGTCGAAGCGATTCATCACCCGACCGCCCTGATCTGCGTCTTCGCAATCAGCGAGTCGATGCGCTCTTTACGGTGCGTTTGCCGCTGCTGATCGCCGAGGTATTCGCGCAGCAGTTTCGTCAGCTCGTCCTCAGGCTCGATCCACGTCACCTGGAAATGGAGTTGTTGTGCTTCGTAGCTCACCGTGGCGAACGAGTCATGCTCTTTGGCTAATTGTTTTATTCTCAGGACTTCTTCTACGTCCAGCTTTTGTGCCTGATCTGGATTAATGGCGTTGCGCAGAACATTGGCCGCTACGGTCATGTCCTTTGACGGCCAAAGCTTGGACGCGACCACCTTGAAGCCTCCGGCTGCGGCGATGTCAGCGCCGATTGCGTCGAATATGGAGTCATGGAAAAGCGCGCGCTGCTTCATGCCGAACATCCATTGAGAATCCCGGAAACCCCTATTTCTATAGGTTTATGCGCCGTTATGGATTTTTCATTGGAACGCATATGCGCTCTCTGTTGTTATGCGAACATGGACATTCCCACGAACCTGAACAAGTGCAAAAAAATGACACTGCGCGTTCAGCAAGCAGTCAGCGTTCTCGACCGGGGTATTTCTCGTGACGCACGTCACAGCCTTGGCGCTCACGTGACGGTCATGATGGGGATTCGTCGCTACATAGGCACGGCAATTCACCGCAGACAGGGTTTCCCTGAATTTCGCGCCGACCCTTGTTTGTGTGAGGGTGGCAGTCATAGGGTCGCGGCTCCATCGACAGGAGATACACGACGACATGACAGCGAAGATGAATCAGGCACGCTTACGGCTCATAAAGTCCGACGACTTCGATTTGTGCAGCTCGTACAATTTCAGCGCTGCTTCGCCGCGAGGCTCGCTTGTGCGCCCGCATTCGATATCACTGACGGAAGATGGCGCCAGGCCGACCATCGTCCCGATCTCAGCGAGAGTCAGTCCAGTCGAGCGAAGATCGGATATGCGTGATGCCCATGTACTCATGGGTCGGAGTCTACGGGTTCCCGTAGATCGTTGTCAACGGCCACCCGTTACGGCGCTCCGTGACAATAGGGGCATGCCCAGACCATCGGAAATGCCGGACAACCTCGACACCATCGGCGCTCGCGTTCGCTGGTGGCGGCGGTACAGGCGACACTCTGTCCAGAAGTTCGCCAAGATGTGCGGGATGGCGCCGAGCACATTGACGGACCTGGAACTGAATAGGACCCAGAAAGGCAAGAGCCTGCACTTGATCGCCGCACGGCTCCGGCTTCACGCGAACTACCTGGAAACCGGCAAGGGCGAGCCCGAGATTGACTTTGTGCAGGGCCCATCGGAGGACGGCGACTGGCCACTACCTGCCGTCCAGAAACAAAGGCTCGACGATCTCAACATGATTGAGCGCGCCTACGCCGAAAACAAACTGCTGGAAGCCCTGGCCGACATCGACGCCGAGCGGCGCAAATCTAAGAAAGCAAGCTGATCCCGTAACGCCGGCCCCGTGCCGGCTTTCTTGTCGAAGAAAGTTACGGATACCCGTTGACATCCGTTACGGGACCCCGTAGAGTCCACCCCACACGATCACTCACGGGGCGGACAGATGAGCACAGCACAACTCAGGGAAGCGGCCCACGAAGCAGCCTCGCAGTGCCGGTGGCTGGAAGCCGCCAGCTTGTACGAGCAGGCCGTCGCCGCCTACCCGAACACCAAAGGGGCATTGGCGCAGCTCGACATTGAGCGCCTGCGTAGCAAGGCCGAATCCTGCCGTGCGGCGGGCTGAGTGATCGCCATGCCAACCCTCACTCGAACCCAGAAAGCGCAGCTCTACGTCGCCACTGCGGCGCACGTACACGGCGCGCTGATGCACAGCCGGACGTACCGCACTCGCCCGCAGGCCGCTGCACATCTCGCGCGGGACCATGCCGATGCCGCCGTGCGCGAGGTAAAGCCGCCCGTCAAAAGGAGCCGCGAATGACCGCCCACGACTTCGCACACCGCCTCGCCATCGTAGACCGCGCCAAGCGTCGCTGGGAGACGCGAGGCTTCGTCTGGGGCGCTATCACTGCCACTGCCGTGTACGCCTTCATCGCCCTTTGGGTGAGCGTAGGGGGTGCGTGATGAGCCGTCACGTGCT